CCGATCGTATGGATGCAATGGTGTGGGCTGTTACTGATTTAATGTCGTAACTCAGGTGCGTTGCGCTCGCTTGCTGCNATGGCNGACTTCTGTCCGTCTTGTAGATTGCCATTAGTGCGCGGAACTAAAGTCTGCCCTCGTTGTCAAACCGCTATAATTCCAAAAGATAATTAAGGGGTTTCAATGGCATCTGCTTACAATCCAGTCGTTAATCAAGGCATAGACCTAATCTTCACCGTTACTTGGACAGACTCAACAGGCACAGCAATTAACCTTACGGGGTACACAATTAAACTTGCCGTAAGCAATCAGGTAACCTTAAGTAACCTTTTGACTTTACAGATCGGCTCAGGCGTAACTGTTTCATCGCCATCAACAGGCGTAGCGCAATTTCAGATCACAGGCACACAGACAACTGCTCTTGGCGTAGGCACTTACTACTACGGCATCAAAGCTACTTCATCAGGTGGCATTAACTATGACTGGCTAGACGGCAATCTAACTATTGCTCAGGCGCGTGTATGACCGACAACATCACCGTTACTAATACGGTTCAGAATGTCACAGTTACCAATACTCAGCCTAATGTCACGATCTCATCTGTTGGCGCACAAGGGCCATCGGGAACAACGGCAGTCTTTTATACCTACACCCAAAGTAGTGCTTCTACCACTTGGACTATTACCCATAACCTTAACGGCTATCCAACTGCAGTAGTTTTTGATTCATCGGGTAACCAATGCGAAGGCTCTTTCAGTTATACTAACGCTAATACGATGGTGATTACCTTTACTGCTGCATTTAGCGGTACTGCGTACATAGTCTAGGAGAATAAATGTCACGCAAATTTTTAGTCAATCTTGACCTTAGTCAAAACCAACTGCTCAATGCCGTTATTCAGAACCTAGCGAGCGCACCATCATCACCTATTGCTGGTCAGATTTATTTCAACACAACTTCAAACAACTTTCAGTATTACACAGGTTCAGCGTGGGTAGCTCTTACTTCATTTAACCCTGCCTCATACACACTTGACCAATTTGGTGCACCTGTAGCCGATGTATCTTTCAATTCACATAAGATCACAAGCCTTGCTACTCCTACTGTTTCAACAGATGCAGCAACTAAAGGTTATGTTGATGGCGTAGCGCAAGGCCTCAATGTCAAGGGTTCAGTAGTCGCTGCGACAACAGCAAACATCACTCTTTCAGGCGCACAGACTATTGACGGCATATCTATCGTTGCTGGAAACCGCGTACTTGTTAAGAACCAATCAACTGCTGCCAATAATGGTATTTATGTTGCTGCTGCTTCTACTTGGGCAAGATCAAGCGATCAACCAACGCCATCGCAAGGTGACTTTACATTTGTGGAGCAGGGTACTGCTAACGGCGCACAAGGTTGGATTATTGCCTCAGGCACAACTACTTGGACTCAATTCTCTGCTGCTGGTGAATACACCGCCGGCACAGGTATCTCGATCTCAGGTAACACGATCTCTGTTGCTTCATCAACGCCACAAAAGTATTCAACAACTCTTTCAACCTCAGCCACTTCATACACGGTTACTCACAACCTTGGCACATTAGATGTCTTGGTACAGGTCTATGCGCTTTCAGATGGCTCAGAAGTAGTCGTAGATAACCTACGCGCTACAACAAATACCGTCACAATCGCTTTTGCCGTAGCCCCTAGTGCGAACGCTTACCGAGTCGTTGTAATAGGCTAAGTCAATGAGCAAACTAGCTCTTGACCCAGTCAATCTGCTGCAATCATCGGGCGCACCTACTAACCCGACCTTTCGTGCTGGCGATACTTACTTTGATACTGCTGCCAATGCGGTGTATGTTTATACAGGTTCAGCGTGGGTTATTGTTGGCACAGCCGTCAATGATGCAAACAACATTCTTGCTAATCAGGTATTTGGATAGGATAGACAAATGGCAACATATAGCAAAGTAGCTTTATCAGGCGCAACAACTGGCGTACCAATCGCTGTAGCTCAGACTGCTTCTACTGGCACAACCATTCACGCTACTGGTACATCTTCAACAACATTTGATGAAATTTGGCTATATGCAACCAACACATCCTCATCTGCCGTAACTCTTACTATTCAGTTTGGTGGAACGGCAACAGTCAATCAGATTCAGCAATCTATTCCTGCTAACTCAGGTCTAACTTTGATCGTTCCCGGACTTGTTCTTACAGGCACAGGTTCGGCTGCTAATACTGTTTATGCTTACGCTGGTACTGCATCCGTTGTCAATATAAGCGGGTATGTAAATAGGGTGGCGTAATGTCTAACCCAATACGCAGAAACTTATCATCATCTCAGGTCAATGACTGGTTCACAGGCAAAGACAATATCGTTATTCCTTCACGCAGAGGCAAGGTAATTGCTACTGGTGGAACAATCACAACAGACTCAACTTATCGCTATCACACCTTTACAGCACTTGGAACTTTTACTGTAACTGCTGGTGGGTATATTGACGCACTTGCTATTGCTGGTGGGGCTTCTGCTGGTTTTGCAGGTGGTGGGGGTGCGGGTGGATTGCTCACTTTTACAAATCAACTCATTCAACCTGCTGTTTATTCAATAATTATCGGCGCAGGTGGCGCTTCTGTTTCAAGCTCAAGTTCTGCCATTAGTGGCAATTCATCTGCAATTTTTGGACTAACTACTGTTGTTGGTGGCGGTGCAGGCGGTCTGAGTCAATCAAATGGAACTGCTGGTGGTTCAGGTGGTGGTGCTGGTTCTAGAACTGCTACTGGAACAAATACAGGTGGAGCAGGTACAAGCGGTCAAGGTAACAATGGTGGTGCTGCTGCGTTTTTTACTGGAACAGGTTTTCCAGGTGGCGGTGGTGGTGGCGCAGGGGCGGTAGGTCAAGACGCACAATCAGGTACTCAAGCAGGAAATGGTGGAGATGGAATTGCTCTCAATGATTGGGCAACTGCAACTTCAACTGGAGTAAATGACGGTTCAGGAAATTATTATTACGCTGGCGGTGGCGGTGGAAGTTTTAGAACAGGTGTTGCTGGCACAAATAATGGCGGTAATGGTGGAAAAGGTGGCGGTGCTGCTGGCGCAACACAAACGGGAACAGCAGCAAAAGCAGGAAACAACGCAACTGCCAATACAGGCGGCGGGGGTGGAGCCAACTATTCATCTAGTACAAACGCAACTCTAAGTGGCGCAGGTGGTTCTGGACTAATAATTGTGAGGTACAGACTCTAATGGCTCACTTTGCAGAACTTTCAGAGAACAATACAGTCCTTCGCGTAATCGTTGTTGCCAATGAGGACAATCAAGACCAAGACGGCAAAGAGAATGAAGTTATCGGCGCAAAGTATTGTCACGATTTATTAGGTGGGCGTTGGATACAAACTTCCTACAACGGCAATATGCGTGGCAGGTTTGCAGGAATTGGGTATTTATATGACTCAATCAAGGATGAATTTATTGAACCTGAAATAACGCTATGATTACACTCAGCCTGAACCAAAAGGGGCATTATCAAGGAGCTGACATTGGGTTTAATTGACCGTCTAGCAAAAGCAGTAGCAGATCAGATTGAAAAAGCACCAAATGTGAACTTGCCAGCAGGTGCAGTTGTGATGAGCGAACAAGATATGCGTAACGCTAATCAGAATCAGACTTACGGACAACAAACACCGCTATTGCGTAACCCTCTTATGTCAGGAGTGCCATTCGGCCCCGGACAACCTATCTTGCCGGGCGCGATCAACCCACTACGACCTGATGGCAGACCTGACCCACGCCGTTACGAATATCAAGTTGCGCAAAACTTAAACATTGGTAGTGAGCAGAAGCTCGTACAGTTCAAAACTCTTAGAGGCGCAGCAGAACAGATTGACATTGCTCGCCGTTGTATCGAAGTTCTTAAGGCAAAGATTTCAGGTATGGATTGGGATATTGTCATCTCAGAAAACGCCTCAGAGAAGATCATTGCTGAAATTGGTGGCGATCACACACGCGCTATGTCCACCGCGCGCGAAAAGTTTTCAGAAGATATTTACCGCCTAAGAAGTTTTTGGGAAAACCCTGATCGCTCAAACGGATTGACCTTCATTGACTGGATGATGATGGCACTTGAGGAAATCCTTGTGCTTGATGCGTGGGCTATTTGGCCTCAAAAAACTGTTGGTGGAGATTTATACGGATTCCAAATCCTTGATGGCTCAACTATTAAGCCAATGCTTGACGATCGCGGTATGCGCCCAATGCCTCCACAAGCCGCTTACCAACAGATTCTTTACGGCTTCCCTCGCACAGAATTCCAAGCAAACAGCGATGACCCTGATGCAGATGGTGAGTTCACATCAGATGACTTGTCTTACTTTGTTCGCAACCGTAGAGCTAACTCTGTTTATGGTTCATCACCTGTAGAACGCGCTCTACCTTTGCTTGACCTTTACTTGCGCCGTCAGCAATGGCTACGCGCTGAATACACCGATGGCGTAACACCTGAAATGATGCTGACTTCTGATGCTGACTTTGGTAACGACCCATTGGTAATGAAGCAGTATGAAAACATTATTAACGACAACCTTGCAGGACAGACAGAACAGCGTAAGCGCGCTCTCATCTTGCCAGCAGGTCTAACGCCACAATTCTATGAAGGCTACGGCGAGAAGTTTAAGTCTGCTCTTGACGAGTACCTCATCACTTCTATCACAGGTCACTTTGGCGTATTGCCAACCGAAATCGGATTCTCACAACGCGGTGGCTTAGGTGCATCAGGTCATCAAGCAGGAGAAGCAATGGCAGCGCAATCTATTGGTGTTGCTCCACTTGCTCAATGGATTTCTCGTATGCTGACAAACATCTCTTACACATATCTCGGTATGCCTCGCGAGCTTGAGTTCAAGTTTATGATTGAAGATGCTCACGATACAGAGGAAGAAGCAAAGAAAGCCGATCTTGAAGTACGCGGTGGCGGTAAGACTCTGAATGAACGCCGTACAGAACTAGGCTTGCCACTTCTAGACACACCTGCTGCCGATCAGCCAATCCTTGTTGCTGGCAATGGCGTGTATCTATTCTCACCTGACGGAATTGTTAATGCTGCTAATCCAACAGGGGCAGCAGAAGAAGAAATTGACCCTGACACAAATCCACTTCCTGAGGTTTCTGCAAAACCTTCTATTTCTGATACACAGACAAGCGTTAAGCCTTTACCTAGTGAAGATAAGCCTTTACCTGACACACCAAAGCCAACTGATGACATCGTCAATACAGCAGACTTTGAAAAGGCTGGCGTTCCATCTAAATCAGAAGTCAAAGATGCGCTATCTCGACTAGCAATCTTGCCTAACGAGGCAGCAGAGCACCCAACATCAGATAGNCCTGAGAAGTTGGCTGAATCAGTTGAAAGNCCTTGGCCTGTAGTTGATACTCAAGACGGAAATTATCCTGTTAGCCCTGATGTATGGGAGAAAGCCAAACTCACCCTTGTTAATATCAAGGAACTCTATGGCACAAACTATGGAATGAGCCGTAAGAATGTTGCTGACCATATTGAGTCTATGGGTCAAGCCCTTACTCCTTATCGTGGCTACCCGCTTGTCTATAACGATGGCGAGAAGAACATCATCATTGACGGACANCATCGCCTNTTTGCTATGTGGCTACTTGGTATGGATACCGCTCCTGTATGGCTTGGCACACCTGATATGGCTAAAGCCGCTAACGATGAAGTTCAGAGATACCTTAAGTGGGCTAAAAAGGGTAGTGCTACCTACCGCGACTTTGAATTTACAGTCATTGACCCAATCGTAGGTGAGGCTCTTAATCGTTGTGCCTTTGATGGCGATATGGATACTGCGTACTCCTTGGCTAAGGCTTATCTGCAATGACCCTNGGTGTCCATCAGGTAGATGGGCGCATAGCGGCTAACGCAGCAGTCAAAATCCGCGCCGCGCTTCGAAAGAGCGTAGATGCGAAGAAAGTCATCTTAGATTACGCACTTACTCACCCAGTTAAGTCTGACAATCCTGCTCAAGATCGCGCTCGCGCTCGCGCGTGGGCTATGCACAATGTCACGCTAGATCAAACCACTTTAGAGCTAGTGCTCAAGAAACATTACGCAGATATGTATGTGACAGGCGTTGTTTCTACTTATGAGGCGTTTGGCAAGGTTCAGCGCAACAAGAAGGCCCAAAAGAACCCACCGCATAACTGGAATCCAAGTGAATTTGCCCTTAACGCACTCAAAGAAGTAGTTAATTGGGATACTTGGAAGCCGGGTAACGCTGCCGCTTCTGCTCTATTAAAACCACCCGGCGGGTTAGAGAAACTGCTTAACGGCATCAAGATCGTGTCATTAGATATGAAAAACACTAGTTATGACCGCTTAGGTACTCAATTAGCCGATGGAATTGCAGTCGGATTAAGCCCTACAAAACTTGCTTCATCTATTGAAGATTTACTAGCAAGTCCTGAACGCTCACTCACCATTGCTTTAACAGAAGGCTCTCGCGCTGCTAATGCTGCAACTATGGACTCTTATCAAGCATTAGGAGTAGCGCAAATTCAATGGGTTGCTGCTGACCCTCAAGATGAAGAATGTGACATTGACGGCGAGATAGTTGATGTAGATGCTGAGTTCTCTAATGGTTTGACAGGTGATGATTTGCCAGTTCATCCAAACTGTCGTTGTTCTACAATGCCTGTTGAAACAGATTATGCAACATTTGATTACGGTGCTGCTTTGGATGAAGCTCTCAACGCAGACGAATGAAATAAGCATTACAA